TTTGTGCAGTTTGAGTGGCTTTTTTGCTAACTTTCTTAACAACTGCTTTGAAATTATCTAACTCTTTTGCAAGTTTAGTTACATCAGCATCATCACCTGGTTCTCCCTGGTCTCCTTTTGGACCTATGGGACCAGTATCTCCTAAATCTCCCTTAGGACCCAGAACACCCTGTGGACCAATTCTTCCTGCTTCTCCTGATTCTCCTTTAGAGCCTGCTTCTCCTGCAGAGCCCTGTTCACCCTTTTCGCCCTTGGATCCTTCAGTACCCTTAATCTCAAGAACTTTGACTTTTTCACCAGTAACAGGATCTAAAATTTCTTTTACACCCTCAACCAGTTCGTCTTTAGTCTTTTTTAATTGTTTTTTAGTATAAGCAAGAGAAGTTGCTAGAACCTTACTTAAATCTAAGTCTTTTGACTCTTTTTGATCGTCTTTCATGTATTATTCCTGCACCCACCTGCGGATCAATCTACAAATTTTTCATCATCTTCTAACACAGAAAAAAGAATGTCATTTACTTTATCTTTAATATCATTCTCCTTTTTCGCAAATTCAAATTTTTCTTCAATTTTCTTATCAATATTTTCATTGATATTTTGTTTATTAGTAGTATCTATTTCTGCAGAATTGAACTGCATGTCCTCTTCTCCCGAAAATCTAGGATCATCTATCTCTTTTTGAATCTGTTCATCATTAGTTTTAACTTCATCATCTGTCATCATTAAAATATGCTTTCTAATATATTCATGCGACCAATATTTTCCAGCATAATCTTGCATATCTCTTAAAATGTTTAATCTATCTTGCATAAGTTCACTCTGTTTTATTTCTGCAAAATGACTATCATTTTCAAATTCATAAAATATTTCATTTTTAATATTTTTCCAATCTTCTTTAGACATTATACCCTTGAGAGTTAATTGTCTTTCCATCATTTCATCAAACATTAGACTAAATCTGCTTTGAAGTTTATTAACAAAACGTGTAAATTTGACTTCATCTCTTGAAATTTCAGTAGCACGACCAATCGTATAATTTGCTTCTGATTCAAGTCTTGAAATAGGAACACCTAACGATTTGTAAAGTTTTTTCTGAAAATATAACACATCTTCAATATCTCCAAGATTTGAACCGCCAGGTAAGGTAGAAATTTCTGTTCCTCTTCCCCCCTCTCTTCTCGGCATCCAATAATCTTCAAGCATTGACATATGTTTTCTATCATCTCTAACTTCACCAGTTTGAGCATCATATACGAGTTTATTTTTATAACGTGTCATTAAATCACGCATATATTGTTCTGCTTTTAATTTGGGTAGGTTACCAACATCGACATAAAAAATTCTTCTTTCTGGTGCCCGTGAAATACGATAAATTACCAGAGAATCCTCGATCATTCTTAGTTGATTTAATGGTTTGATTGCTTTGTGTAGGTAGGACAAAACTAATGTACGTGTACTGTTCATTAGTCCTGAATGTGTATATACAATCGCATCAGGAGATATTTTTAAACCAGCGGCGGCATTTGTAAAAGCAGTACCCATTGTCTGCCCCTGTGACTGATAAATTCCTTTTTGATTATAAACATAATATTCTGTGACGGTGGTTTTTGTTTTACCGTCAGGCTGTCTGTCGCTTTTCTTTTCTCGTATTTTCTTTATTTTTCTAGGATCTAATACTCTTAATTCATGAATACCTTTTTCCAGATTATTTTCATCAACAATAACATGATAATAAATTCTACCATCAATATACCATCTTTTAAAAACATCGTGTCCTAAATTTTGTATATCTAAAAGTCTACTTATTGATTTAAATTCTACTCTTATTTTGTCTCTAATACTCTCAGAAACATTTAAATTATCTACGTTAATTCTTACAAGAGGTTTGTCTTTCGCCGCCACTATTGCTTCATTAATAATATCATCAATAGCGTTTTCAACTTCTGCTTGAAGACCCATATCACGATATCTATTTATTAATTCAGACTCGCTTTTTATAGCTCCTTCTGTATCAACATATGTTCCATAAGCACCGCCTGATGCTACGGTCAATGAACCATCTTCATATTCTGGTTCAGCAAAAGTTTGGGCTTTTACGTTTTTCTTTTCTTTTTTTCCGATTGAAAAACCGAACAGTTCAATAGGCATGATATTTCCTGAATGCGAGTTAAATAAAAATAATACAATACTAATTTATATTTATTCACTCGCAAAATCAGAAAACTGAGATTTTTATTTGCCTTCTGTGATTGCATTAGCTTGTGTTCTGCCTGTGGCGTTCAAGGCCCCTTTTGCACGAATCCAATAATCATAGGCAAAAGTTACAGTATATTCTTCAATAGTATCATTATCTCCCCAATCAAGGGTAATTTCCGAAAGATCAGTCGGGAACATATTTACAAATGAATAGCTTGCTGTCACGGTTGTTCCTTTGCCAAATTGCTGAACATTTCCCTTCGTGGTATAACTTGTGGAACCGCGGACATTGCTTCCATGATCATTTATGTAATTCATCCACCTTTCAAATTGTCCTCTTATAGAAAAATCCTCATCATTAAGAACCGTTATGGTCCATTCTGGAAAAGTTCTATTTCCCGCTAACTTAACTTCTCTACCAAAATAAGGAACTATAACTGTTCCAATGGTGCCACCAGGTATGGATGTTCCTTTAGCCATAATAGGTAAACCTCCACCCAGAAAGGCGTTTGGTACATTAGGAATTGTTACCTCAAATAAATTAGGTCTTTGTCCATCAAACACCATCCCACTTCTAAAAGATGTAATATTAAATGCCATTTATTTTCTCCTTAAATTGCGTTAACCACTTCAGAAAATTCAACTCCTGAAGCTACTGCAACAAAGTTTAATCCAATGAAATTAATTGATTTAGTTGGCTTGATAAAAATATCCCCCCTAAACTCATTTCTATTTATAACCACAGGCGTATTATTTGTAGCATCACAAATTACTTTAAAATCTTCTATTCCCCTTCGTGCCTGAATATCTCTTAAAAAGGGTTCTACTATAGAAACAAAATTTAATCGTGTAAAATCATCATTAAATTCAAACAATAAATTTTCAGCGGCATTTGCTATAGCTTTTTCTAGAATAATAAAAAGTCTACGTACATTAATTCTATCAAAAGACGATGGCCTTGCCAACATTGTTTTATCACCAAATAAAACTTTCCCTTTTCCAGGAAATGATGCTATTGGATTAATTCCATTCACATACAAATCATCTCTTTCTGCCTTATTTGGAACATATGCTATAAATTCGGCCCCTTTTACATTTCCTCTTGTAAATCCTGCAGGTGAAATATAAGCATTAACATTATCTGCTTGGGCACAAATTCCAGCAACATCAGCATTCATTGGAATCCATCTATACATTTGATTGTAACTATCAAACGTATATTTGTAACTTCCATCCATAACAGCATAACTTGTGCTTGGTAGCGCATTTCTTCTAGCAATTACGTTTGTTACTTCATCTCCTTCTTTATTAACAACATCTGCTTCTTCAGGAGAAATAAATACAACACAATCTTTTCTAAACTCTGCAATTTCATTGATCAGATATGTACATAAGGTATTTGATGCTTCTCCTGAAATTAATAAAGAAACATCTATTTTTCCAGGATCTTTGAAATAACTATAAGCATTAATTTCATCTGAAGCTGTAGCACTATATCCATCAGCACCTAAAGATAAACTAGCAGTCATAATTCCATTTGCAACTGTATCACTAAACGCTCCCGGGAATCTAGCTTCAGAATTTGCTGTATCAAGGGTGTTTCCCCAATCATGAGTAATTTTATTAGCTCCAGCATCAAGAGGTGCATCACCTATAGCATCATGGTCTGTCCATCTTACATAATCGGAAGAATCATTTATTCGTTCTTTGTAATAAAGAACCTCACCAGTAGATGATGTTAGTCCGTTTGCTACAGATAGGCTTGGCCACCATTCAATGACTTCCTTTGCTGGACTATTTCCTCCTCTGACATCTTTTACTCCCAAAATATCACCATCTTCATCTACTATTACGACATGAATTTCATCTCCAACATCTTTAGATCCAGTTTTTGCATATGCGGCAGCACTGGTAAGAGGGGCAGTATCTCCAAAACTTCCTGCATATTCCCATTCTCTTCTCCAAGTGCCCCCATATGCGGCTTCAGTTGTTACTGCTCTATCTAATTTAGTTGCAACAGTCAATGATGTTGAACTTGCAATAGCCGTCACTCTTCTTCTATTTTCAACATTGTCATCATCCTTGAACGTAAGAATGTCTCCCACATGTAATTGTCGAGTAAAGTTAGTATCTGTTCCCGTAACTGTTGTACTTCCTGCTGTAACAGAAAGATTACCAAGCATATTAACTGCCGGCTCTCTAAAAGCAGATCGTTTTCTCCTTGTCAGGGTGGAAGTAGTCATTGCGGCCTCATGTCCAAGTCCTCTAGTTTCCAGTCCGCCAAATGCTTGTGCGACTGTAATTACAGTATTAGAAGTAATTGCAGTTACTATTCCACTATTAGAACCATGAACAATTACATCTCCGATTCTTAAATCTCTATCTGCAAATGTATCGATTCCTGTAACTGTTGTTGAACTTGCATCGGCGGTCCATGTGCCTGGAAGGGCCAAATCAGTAGAACTTGCAGGAGAAACAATACCATCAGCAGAAACTTGTGTTTCGCATCTATCTGCAACACAAACGGACATTTTCATTGAATTTCCAAGTACTCCTGGATATTTTGCTGTAAAACTTGTTCCTGAAGTTGTTGTAGATTCGTATGTATTTTGATATTCGTCATTGTTACGAATTAAAATTGCGGCACCACCAGTTACTGCATTTTTAGCAGTCGATGTATTAGCCGCCCTGACAACTCTTAGTTTGTTTGAATAACTCAAAAAACTTGTAGCACTAAAAAATGTTTTGTATGTATTGGCGTTCGGTTTCCCAAACACCTCAACCATCTCGGTTTCTGAAGTAACTAATGTAGCAACCTCCAAGGGTCCCCATGTTAAATTCCCTGCTATAGCACCATCTGAAATAGAAGGAATGGGTACTCTAGTAGTTAAATCGATCTCTGCTACGGCTACGCCTGGACTAACTTGAAAGGCCATATTATTTCTCCCTAAATTATTAAAAAATTGCTCTCAATGTATTTATATTTTAGCAGATTTAGAAATGTTTTTATTTAGTCTAATATAAATAAAACATGGAGAAGGCAAAGATAAGGTTTGAAAAAAAAATTATATTGACAAATGACTGTT